TTACCATGTCCCCCATAATTTTTCCCATTCATGGGATGGGAGAGCTCCCCGCTTTTCCCATCTTATCTCATTTTTCTGGATTCGTGCAGATTATCGCAGCACCTTGTTGCGTAAGTCATTGGTAATCAGTACCAATATTGTCGCACAATCTTTATTATGTCTAATAATATGGGGGGCGGGGGTCTGTTTTTGTGACGAATTGTTTGTATTTATATATTAAGGACTCCAGAAAAAAAAATCCGACTCACGGGTGGTTTACTGCCCTGATGTGATACTTAAGTACACTTTTTTCTATATATAAAAAAGTAGCTAGGTTGCTTGAAACCTGACTGGTAGGGACGCTTGTGACCAGATATGACGTACTGGAGCCTCCTTAAGTATACATCTCTTATGTATTTATATTTTATATTGACTGTCAAGCAAAAACCCTCTTGGATGTGGGCATGGAGCATTGTTCAAACTTTGAGTATGACCTTAAGATGGGGCTAGAGGCAGAGGAGGGTATTGCGGATATATTTAACAATAAGCGAATAGAGATAAAGAGGGATATGAGGGCAATGAAGACGGGGAATGTCTTTATTGAGTATGAGAGTCGTGGTAAGCCATCTGGAATAGCCAAGACGATGGCAGAGGTATATTGTTTTGTGGTTGGGGACTTGGTATTATTTTATCCAACAGACAAGCTGAAGGATATGATACGCCCCTTGTTGGGCGGCAAGCGTGACATTTTGGGTGGTGATAACAACACAAGTAAGGGTGTATTGTTAAAATTAACGGATTTAATACCAAGGGGATGAAAGAGAAAGAAGAGCTAATGCTACAGATTCAGTCAGCCATTGAGGAGGTGGTTGAGAAGAAGGATGCCTTGAAGCTCAAGAGCCTCAGTCGGTACGACCCAGAAAAGACAGCTAAGATACTGTATTTGTATAGTATGGGTAATAGTCAGACTAGGCTGGTAAAGAAGTATGGGTACGACAGAATAACAGTAATTAGTATCCTGACTGACTATGCCGACTATTTGGGCTCCTTCAAGGAGCTCTCTGGACACTTGGCAGCTAAGAATTACTTAAATATGAGTAGTTTAGAGGAAGATTTGATAGAGCGAGTCAGGGAGAGAATGGATAATGGTGAACTAGAACCAACCTTCAGGGACTTAAAAGAACTCTCTATTGCTAAGTCAAATTCCGTAAGGGAGGCATTAACGGCAAGAGGCGAGGCCACAAATATTACTGAGGACAGGAAAATGTTTACTCAGAAGGATTATGAAGAAACCCTTGAAGCAGCAAGGAAAAGAATGAAACAAGTGAAGGAAGCAGAGGTAATTGATGTCAAAAGTAATTAGTGCACTAGGGGGGGATGATGACTACGAGCCCCTGACAAATATCAAGGCTGTTGCATCAGAGCATTTCATCAATTATTTGATAGTTGTGATGCACGATGATGGAGAAGTGAGTTATGAATACACCAATCATACGATAGGGAAGACCTTGGCTAGAGAGGTTTCGGATATGATAGATGATGAGATAGATATTGAGATAGATTGGGATGACTCAGAAATAGGGGATGATTGAGTTTACGAAGCACCCAATGCTGGAACTGCCCAGCGATGAAGAGATAGTTTTCTTGGCGGTAAACGAGCCCCGTACGCTGGCTGATTTACACGAAAGGCACGAGACATTGATAAAAATGTCTCAGGAAGACCCAATTCGTTATGGTTTTGATTTGGATGGCTGGGGTCGAATACGGGATTCATTGATTAACTATAATGAATGTTTGACACTAGGGGGCAATAGAAGCGGCAAAACAACGGGTTGTGCAAAGATAGTGATGCAGAATGTCATCAATGAGATGGATGGTCATATTGTTTGTTTCTCCCAAAATCAGGATACATCGGTCAAGGTACAGCAAGCAGCCATTTGGGAGATGATGCCTAAGGAGTTCAGGAAAAAAACGAAGAGTATAGAGGGATATATTAATTTCTCTATGCAAAATGGTTTTACAGCTAATTCATTTATTTTTCCAGATACAAGAACTCGTGTGGATTTCAAGACATATACCCAGTTCTCAAATAATCAAACTATCCTTGAGGGGTTTGAGTTTGGGTTCAACGGAGCAAAGGAAATGAACATAGGTGCTTGGCTGGACGAGTATCTGGGGGATGCCTCATTGGTAAACACTCTTCGCTTTCGTTTGGCAACTAGGAATAGCAAACTCCTTATTGGGTTTACGCCAATTGATGGTTATACGCCTTTTATTTCTGACTATCTCAAGGGTGCGGAGACTCTTGGGACACGAGGTGCTGAACTGTTGGATGGCAGGCAGCTACCAATAAGGCAATACAGTCCTAGCAGGGATGCGGGGATTGTGTATCTGCATACTGACGAAAATCCATTTGGTGGGTATGACCGAATCAAGAAGGACTTGCGGGGACAACCAGAGGAAGATATTTTGGTGAGAGCCTACGGGGTTCCCGTTCGTTCCATGACCTCCTTGCTGCCATTGTTCAATACAGAGGTCAATGTACTCTCTGACAGAGAAAATAAGTACGGAATGAAGTTTCCAGACATTAGCGAAAAAGATGCGTATACTTGTTATATGGTGGTTGACCCAGCGGGTGCTAGAAACTACTCAGCAATCTGGGCTGGCGTAGATGAAGGGGGAACTGTCTATATTCGTAAAGAGTTCCCTGACAGGCAGGGGTACGGGGAGTGGGCTTTATTTGGTGAGCCAAAGTGGAGGTATGGCCCAGCAGCTAAGAAGATTGGTTTTGATGTTGATGGATATGTGAATTTATTTAAATCAATTGAAGATGAATTAGAAATATCCGTATATGAGAGAATTGGGGACTCAAGGTATTTTGCCAGAGAAAATGAAAACAACGACAGTTTGTTTGCTTCATTTGACGCTAGGGGGATGTATTTTATTCCAAGCGATGGTAGAATGGAGGAACTAGGAATAAATGCTTTGGATGAGTGGTTTACTTATAATCCTAATTTACCGATAGATGAGGCCAACAGACCAAGATGTTTTATTCACGAAGACTGTGGTAATCTTATAGAATCTTTAATTAATTATTCAAGTAATGGAAAAGCGGATGAAGCCCTAAAGGACTTCTTTGATTTAATAAGATATTTAAGGATGCATAATGTAGGAGATGGCCCAGACCATGTTAAATCCAGAAATATGTATTCTACGTTAAAAACGAAGGGTGGATATTAATGGCAAAAAAAAGATTAGTTGCATTATCAAAAGATTATGGTATTTCCTTTGAGGAAATTATGGAGATTGCCTCAAAGCATTTAGAAGAAACCAACCTTTCGGGAAAGGGGAGGAACACTTGGGTAGACGAAATCGGTCAGACCATTTTGGAGGATTCAATCCCCATCAAGGACGCTTGTCCGTTTATGTACAGGGGAAGAGTCAGAAACCAATGCCCAAACCCAAGGTTCGTAATGGTTCATATTCCTGAGAAGGCAGGGTGCGTTAAGGCAGAAGTGCCTCGTAAATTTGCAAAAACGAACTGGAGTGGACGAATGGTAAATATTAAGGAAGTCGAAGAAGAAGTTTATGTTATGCATATTCCCTCTATTTATTGATTTAAATGATACAATAAGAACACATGGAAAACCAAGACCTTGCAGAGTCATTGATTTACGCAACCCCTGAACCAAATGTTCAGCACTTGCGTCATGCCTATGACCAAACAATTCTAGAACTAGAACCATATTTTGACCTATGTCGTGATTCCTACGACAATCGCAGAAATTACTGGAACGGAAAAAGTCGTGACCACCGAAAACATGGGGCAGACGCATTTCCTTGGGAGGGAGCCTCTGACATGGAGGCTCATGTTATTGACGAAAGAATCTCTCGTTTGGTAGCTTTGTTTATGGCTTCAGTAGCTCGTTCTAATGTTCGTGCTTTTCCTGTTGAGGTTGGGGACATTGCTCGTTCCAAGCTAGTATCCAGCTTTTTGAAATGGATGATTAGCTCTGGCTATATTCCAAGATTTATGCGGGAGATGGAGCTAGGGGCAAACTACCTGCTGGAAAGAGGTATTTTAATTACTCACGTTGGCTGGCAACGAGAAGACAGAAAGTTTCTGCAAAAACTTAATTTGCAACAAATAGCCCAGTTAGATGAATCATTGGTGGAGGCAATCCAGTCAGGAGAATCCGACAAAGAAATAATCAGGTTATTGCAGCTAGTCTTTCAGGGGCTTAGCGATAAACGAGCAAAGAAAGCACTTAAAGACTTACGCAAGACTGGAGAAGCCATGATTCCCATCGTGCGAAGACAGGTCAACTGCCCAGATGTTCGTACACTTGCTCCTGACTTCGACTTCTTCTTCCCCCCTTATGTGACTGACCCCCAACGGGCTCCTTATTGTTTTTGGAGAAATTACTATACCCCGCAGGAGCTAGAGCAAAAAATTATTACGGATGGATGGAATGAAGAGTTCGTTCAAGAAATGATTGAAAACTATCGTGGGGTAGATGTTTACGATATTGAGAAACAGCAAGAGGGTAATCGTTCTACTGTTATGTCGGATTATGGGTATCGTGCAGAGGATTTAATTGAACTCATCTATGGATACCAACGTTTGATAGACCCAGAGGATGGCTCAGAGGGCATTTACTATACTGTGTTTCATAGAAACTTTAGCGGTAATAACGAAGCTCCTGCTTTTGCCATTCATGAATTGCTTAATGGATACGAAGACTACCCAATCGTGGTTACCAAGCTGTCGGAGGATTCCAAACGTTTGTACGATACCATGACTGCACCCGACCTGCTTCGTGGCATACAAAATCAAGTAAAGATTGAAAGGGACTCTCGCATTGACCGAAACAGTCTAGCCACCCTACCTCCGATTATGCACCCAGTAGGTCAGGCTCCTACGGACTATGGCCCAGCTAGGTACATACCATATCGCAGAAAGGGAGAGATAGACTTTGGTCC